TATCGATGAGAAACCTAGATCAAGTCCTACTACAGTTAATAATACTATGTTTGTTGGATCAACATCAGAGTTGGCAAAACTCCTTAAACAAAATTCCAAACAAACTAAATAAAGTATAGGAAAGAATATCTTCGGAGTTTAACATGTCCGTTTTAAAAGTTGTACAAAATATTGCTGCGGTGTCTTGCACAGGTGGTAATGCTGTTCAGTCTGCTGCTTCTATTGTAAAGACTGGTGTTTATCGTTTCACTGCTGATGCTTCTGATGCTATTCACGTTGCTTGGGGTGGAAATCCAACAGCAGTAGCAGGAAACGATTTTCATATCCCAAAGGAGTCATCGGAACTTGTAAAGTGTGCGATGCCAAAAAGAGCATCTATTACAGCAGTTACTACTGGTGCATTAAATACAGTAATTACATGTGATCAGGACGGAAGAAAACCAGCACATCCATTTTCGGTTGGTGATTATGTAACTTGTACGGGTTCTTCTGTTGCAGCATACAATAGTGGAATTGCCCACCTTGCTGTTACTGCAGTCACCGATACAACTATCACAGTTGCTCTAAACTCATCTGGATATGCTGCCTTCACTGGCACTGCAACACTTTCAAACTCAATCAAGTTCTCTGTCAAACCTGACGGAAATGGTGCTGCTACTGGTCATATCACCGAAGTTCAAGTCGTAGGTGGTTGATATGATCAACGAAAACGTATCTACTGGTGGTGCTAGAAGAGCACGATTCGGTGGCATCAAACAAAGATTAGGACCTTCCGAAGTAGTCTCAAATAGAGATGTTGCAAATGCAGCACAAAAGTCTACCGATGCTAAGAAATCTGCTGGAGATGCTGCTCATGCTGCGGCAACCAAGGCAGGTAAAAGTCCTATGGAAGCAGAGACAGCAAGGAACAGAGCACATAGGGAGTATGAGAAGGCACAGAAGAAAGCACGTTTGAATAATTCATATATTCCTTCTTTTTCCGAGTTCATTTCTGAAGCATCTGAAAAAGATCATGAGGTTTCGATGGCACAATCTCAACTAGATAGTGCTGCTAAGAATATCAAAACACTTAAGAAAAATCTAGGAAAGAAAGAAAAGAATATTCCTGCTTGGATGCAAGCAAAAATTACCGACACTGCTCATAATATGGACGCAGTAGCTACTTATAAAGAAGGTGCTGCTTGGACTAAAAAGGAGGGACAAAATCAAAGTGGTGGCCTTAATGAGAAGGGACGCAAATCTTATGAAGAAGAGAATCCTGGAAGCGACCTTAAGGCACCTTCAAAGAAGGTTGGAAATCCCCGCAGAACGTCGTTTTGTGCCAGAATGAGGGGTATGAAACAAAAACTAACCTCTAAGAAAACTGCTAACGATCCAGATTCACGCATAAATAAGTCGTTGCGTGCATGGAACTGCTAATGTCTAAGTCAAAAAACAAGGGCAGCAATAAGCAAACCAAAAAACCAAAACAGAATCAAGGGAACGCAGCTGCCAAAAAAGCAAAGAACGGCGGAAAGAAAAAATGAGTTTAAAAGATCCTTATATCTATCGTGTTAGACAAGTACATAATGTTGTTGATGGTGACACTATTGACGTTGATATTGATTTGGGGTTTGATATCTCTCTTACTAAGAGAGTTCGTTTGGCTGGTATTGATACCCCAGAAAGTCGCACGAAAGATCCCTATGAAAAGAAACTCGGTTTAGAATCAAAAGATTGGTTAAAGAACCGTCTTGAGTTTGCAAAAGATATTGTAATCAAAACAGAACTTCCAGACTCTACAGAAAAATACGGAAGAATTCTTGGTTGGTTATACATAAATAATGAACCCACATCCTTGAATGAACAAATGATTCAAGGAGGTTATGCCTGGTCTTATCTAGGAGATACTAAAGTCAAAGACTTTAAACTTCTAGAAGAAAGACGTAAGGGAAATGTTGATCAACGTAATTTTGTATGAAACCTGAAGAAGTCTATCTTGGTAATCCCAATCTAAAAAAAGCAAACGTAAAAGTTGAATTTACTCAAGAACAGATTGAGGAGTTTATTAAGTGTTCGCAGGATCCGATTTACTTTGCTAAAAATTATGTAAAAATTGTTTCCTTGGATGAGGGATTAATCCCATTTGAGATGTGGGATTTCCAAGAAGAACTTATCAATAATTTTCATACTAACAGATTTAATATTGCAAAACTACCTCGTCAGACAGGTAAATCTACGACATGTGTTTCCTATCTGATGCATTACGCATTATTCAACGATAATGTCAAGATTGCTATCCTAGCAAACAAGGCAGAAACGTCAAGAGAACTTCTGTCTCGTTTGCAGTTGTCTTATGAAAATCTTCCTAAGTGGATGCAACATGGTATTGTATCTTGGAACAAGGGATCTCTTGAATTGGAGAACGGCTCCAAGATCATCGCTGCATCAACGTCTTCTAGCGCAGTCCGAGGAAACTCTTTCAACATCATCTTCCTGGACGAATTTGCGTTCATTCCAAACAACATTGCAGAGCAGTTCTTCTCCTCTGTGTATCCTACTATTTCTTCTGGTAAGTCAACCAAAGTTATCATCATCTCCACGCCAAACGGGATGAACATGTTCTATAAACTCTGGCATGATGCTGAGCGTAAAAAGAACAGTTATATTCCTCTTGAAGTTCACTGGTCTCAAGTACCTGGTAGAGATGCTAAGTGGAAAGAAGAGACAATTGCTAATACTTCACTTAGACAGTTCACTCAAGAATTTGAGTGTGAATTCCTAGGATCAGTTGATACTTTAATCAATCCAGCGAAACTCAGAAACATGGTCTATGAAGATCCAATCGCAACAAATAAAGGATTGGATATTTATGAAGAAGCAAAGTCAGATCATCAGTATATTTTAACAGTCGATACTTCTAGAGGAACGAGTCAAGACTATTCGGCATTCATCATTGTAGATATTACAACCATTCCATATAATATTGTCGGTAAGTACAAGAACAACGACATCAAACCGATTCTGTTGCCAAATATTATACATGATGTAGCTAAAAATTACAACAACGCATATGTACTAATTGAAGTTAATGACATCGGTGCTCAAGTTGCTGATATTATGCAATATGATTTGGAGTATGATAATCTTCTAATGTGTGCTATGAGAGGTAGAGCTGGTCAAATTGTTGGATCTGGATTCAGCGGTAAGAAAGCATCTCTCGGTGTTCGTATGACTTCCGCTGTGAAGAAGGTCGGTTGCTCTAACTTAAAAGCAATGATCGAAGAGGATAAGTTGCTTGTCAAAGATTATGACATCATCAGCGAACTAACAACATTCATTCAGAAAGGTAACTCATTTGAGGCAGAAGAAGGGTGTAATGATGATCTTGCTATGTCTCTTGTAATTTTCTCCTGGTTAGCGATGCAACCATACTTTAGAGAGATGACGAATAACGATGTTCGTCAAAGAATTTATGATGACCAAAGAGAAGCAATTGAAGCAGATATGGCTCCATTTGGTTTCATAACAGATGGGATGGAAGATGAAAGTTTTGTAGATATTGATGGAGATAGGTGGCACTTAGATGAATATGGAGATCGAGCATTTATGTGGGAGTATAGATAATGGATCTAGGCAAACAGATCAACCTGGAGCACCTTTTATTTGTTGATCGTCAGTGTAGATCGTGTGGTAAAACAAAAAATTTATTGGATGATTTTTATCTGGTAAGAAAGGATAGAGGTCACTTCCCATCAGCTTATTCATATGAGTGTAAAGATTGCACTGTAAAGAGAATTACTTTAAGTAGGATGACATCTAAAATTATAGATAGGTGGGAATATCCTGACTGGTAGTGTGTTCATGCATTATTTCCCCATTTGAAATAATCTTTTTCATAAATATTTCTAGAATTAACCTAGAACATCTTCCAGGAGAAAAAGACATGACGTTAAGCCAATTGTCGCCAGGAGTAGTCATTAGAGAAATTGACAACTCTATTGTGACTACCAGTTCAAATCCAGCTTTCGGTGCCATTGTTGGCTCGTTTGAGCGTGGACCAATTAACGAAATTCGAGTTATTAATACCGAAGATCAGTTAAAGCAAATTTTTGGAAAACCAAATGATAGTAACTATGAGACATGGTTTACTGCTTCTCAGTATATTCTATACGGCGGAACCATTAAAGTTATCAGATCAGATGCATCTGCATTGAGAAATGCAGTATCAAATGGAACTGCAGTTAAGATCAAAAATGTCCAAGATTACGAAACAAACTATACGACTAATGTTTGGAATTTTGCTGCTAAGACTGCTGGAACCTACGCAAACGGAATTAGAATCTATGTAACTGATGCTGGTCCAGATCAGATTCTTACTTTAGATGCTCCTGCATCTGGTAACGAATGGCAGTTTGTTGCTGGAGATGCAATTACTTCATCGGCTAGTGGTGCAGCTGCTACGATTTACAAGTATTCTTTAATTTTAACTTTAACTAATGTTGTTGGAACTTTCACAGCGACAACTGCTACTGCTGGGGGTGATGGTGTTACCATCCTTGCTTATGATGCTGCTGCAAAAACCGTAGAAATCACACTCGATTCCGATTATACTGGAGTTCTAATTGCAGGTGATACAGTAACACAAGGTAGTGCTTCTGCTGAAGTTGTTACCGTCAC